CAAATGCTGGCGGAAAAAGCGATCCAATGGTTGTTCAGCATGTTTTTCGGAGGCGGTGGTGCCAACGGTGAAATGGGCGGCGTGGTCGACCTGATGGGCGGCGGTTTGAATATCGCCACCGGCGGTCTGGTGCGCGGCCCCGGCAGCGGCACCAGCGACAGCATCCGCGCAAACCTAAGCAATGGCGAATACGTGATCAATGCGGCTGCCGTCAACAAGTATGGCGCCGACGTGTTCCACGACTTGAACGCACAAAAATTCGCAGCGGGTGGCCCGGTCGGCACCATGGGTGCCGGTGGTGGCATGGGCCTGGGTGGCATGCCTGCCATCGAGTTCAACGTGAACAACAACACGAATGGCAAGGCAGAAATGGAAGAGCCCACGTTCACCATGGAAAACGGCAAGCTGATCATCCAGACCGCTGTAAACCTGGCTGTGGCCAAGGTGGCCGATGGCCTGGCGCGCAAGGGTTCGGTGATGAACAAGGCCGCTCTGGCCGGCATGGGCAGGGGAACGCCGTATGGCTAGTCCGTGGCCGGGCACGCTGCCCAATCCCTTGATCGACAGCTGCATCTATCGGCCGCAGGGCAACCAGATACGCAGCGACGTGTCGGCAGGCGTGGCCAAGACGCGCCGGCACTACAGCGCCGTGGCGGAAGACGTGTCCATCACCTTGCCGCTGACGCAGGCGCAGTGGCTGATTCTGGAAGCGTTCGTGGTCACCACGCTGAAAGATGCGCTACCGTTCGAGTGGTCAGACTTCCGTCGTGCAATCGGTGGCGGAAACGTGCGCCTGTACAGGTTCAAGACGCGCCCGCAGTGGGAGCCGCGCGGCAATGGCAACCGTGGATACGCCACGCTTGATCTGGAACTGCTGCCCTAATGCGCCACGTATCCGGTCCCGCCATGGCTGCCGTGATGGCGCGCGAGTGCGACAAGGTATTCGTGCCGCTGCTGCGCATCACCCATGCGTCCATTCCTACGCAGCGCATCTGTGGCGACACTGTGCCCTGCGTGCGCAGCGATGGCACGTACAACCCGTTCCCGTTCGAATTCATCCTGCCGCAAGACGACGACAACGACTTGCCCCGAGCCGCGGTGAAGATCGACAACGTGGATCGCGAAATTCTGCGCGTGCTGTCGTCACTGACTGGCCGCGCCACCATGACATTCATGCTGGTGATTGCCGACACGCCCGAAGTGATCGAATACGGCCCCATCGACTTCCTGATGGGGCAGGCGTCCTGGGATCGCCTGACCACCGTGTCCACGCTGGTGTACCAGGAAGACATCTGGATGCAGGCTGCGCCCGGCCAGACCTACAACCCAAGCAATTCGCCCGGGCTGTTCCGATGAACACCACGCCGTACATCGGCCTGCCGTTCGCAGACCACGGCCGTGACGCATCCGGCTTCGATTGCTGGGGGTTGACGCGCCACGTAATGCAACAGGAATACGGCATCACCTTGCCCGACTACGGCGGGCGCTACACCGAAGCACGTGACCGTCACGCTGTGGCCGATGCCATAACCGCTGGACTGATCGAAGGCTGGCACCGCGTGGAGCATGCCGTGGAAGGCGCGCTGGTTATCTTTCGCATCGCCGGCAAGCCGTGGCACGTAGGCGTGATGGTGGACGCGCGCCGCTTCCTGCACGTGCCGCCGGGTGAAACCAGCTGCATCGAGCGCTTGGCGTCGCCTATGTGGGAAAAAAGGATCGAGGGTTTCTATGTACGCGGATGAAGCCACCGTCATCGCGCGCCCGCACCCCTTCAGCCAGACGCCCAGCGTCGTGGCGGTGAAGGCAGGGCGCACCATCCAGCAGATTCTGGATGACTGCCGCGACGGGTACGAGCTCGCCAGCACCTTGCGCGTGGAAATCAATGGCTACGAAGTGCCGGCCGAACTGTGGCAGCGCGTCAAACCCAAGGCCGGCACGAAGATCGCGCTGACGGTGATGCCGGCGGGCGGTGGTGGCAGCGGCAATAAGTGGCTGCGCCTGGTGCTAATGGTGGTGGTGATCGTTGTCGCGTGGTACGTGGCACCGATCATCATGGGCACGTCGGCAGGCGCCGCATTGGCGGGTATGGGCGTCACCACCGCCATGGTGGCATCCGGCTTGACCATGATCGGCATGGCGCTGGTCAACGCGCTTGTGCCACCACCGCAACCCAAGCTGTCCGGCCCACAGGAAGCGCCGGAACGCCAGTTTGCACTGACGGGCACCAGCAACCAGGTGAACCAGTATGGTGTGATCCCGCTGGTGCTGGGCGAAATGCGCTACTTCCCGCCGCACGCGGCCCTGCCGTACACGGAAAACGTGGGCAGCGCGCAGTACATCCGCATGATGCTGGACCTGGGCCACGGTGATATCGACGTCAGCGACATCCGCATCGGTGAAACCCCGATCGACAGCTACGACGAAGTGGAATACGAAATCACCACCACGCCCACGCTGTACAGCGATGACGTGTACGAAGACGCCGTGGGCGCCACGCTGGATGACGGCAACGTGGTGACGCGCACGTCGCAGGTGCAGGCCGACGAACTGGGCGTCATCATCAATTTCAACGGGCTGTATGGTGGCGACAAGAAAGGAAAGATCGTCCAGGCCACCGCCAACATCACGTTCGAATACCGCCTGGTGGGTTCCGGCACCTGGCTGGCCGCACCCATCACCACCCGAAAGTTGAACTGGTCGGCCGGCACGGTGAAGACCGCCAACCGCGACCCATTCACCGTGGCGGTGTCGTGGATTGTGCCGGCGTCTGGCCAGTACGAAGTCCGCATCACCCGCGGTGCGACCGCGTGGGGCGCAGCGGAAGCCAACAGCCGGCAAGGCGCAGCGTCGGTGTATGCGTTGCGCACCACGCGCAAGACCAACCCCAGCACCACGGGCACCAACAAGCTGTGCCTGCGCATCAAGGCCACGGACCAGTTGAACGGCGCGGTGCAGACGCTGAACGTGCTGCAGCGCCAGTCGATACCCGTGTGGACCGGCGCCGCCTGGGTGAACCAGTACAGCCGCAACCCGGCGTGGGTGGCGCACTGGCTGATGCGGCATTGCCCGGCCATCAAGCTGCACGCCACCGATGCCATGATTGACCTGGACGCGCTGGAAGAATTCGCAGATTACTGCACCGCCCGCGAACTTGAATGCAGCATGGTGGTGGACAGCGCGACCACGTTGCTGGAACTGGTCAGCGATGTGTTTTCCGCCGGCATGGCAACGCGAGGGTTCCGCGACGGCAAGATCAGCGTGGTGTGGGACAAGCCGGACCAGCAGCCGGTGGGCGTGTTCACGCCCAACAATTCCAACAAGTTCGCCGGGCAGCGCAGTTTCTTCGAAATGCCGCACGGCTTGCGCGTGAAGTTCACCAACCCGGATGCGGGCTACATCACCGACGAAATCATCGTGCTGGATGATGGCTACAGCCACCGTGGGCTTGATGCGCGCGGCATTGCGTCCGCCTTGCCGGCGGCGTCACGCTTCGAACAAATGGATCTGAAGGCCTGCCGTGGCGCGCAAGCGGCCTGGCGCGCCGGCCGCCACCAGATGGGTCAAGCCAAGTTCCGACCCAGCAACTACAGTCTGGAAACCGATATCGAAATGATCCGCCACACCCGGGGCGATCTGGTGACGGTGATGGATGACGTCGTGGAGTGGGGCGAAGGCTGGGGGCGCATCAAGTCGATCGCGGGCAACACGGTGACGCTGGATGAAGTGGTGACCTTCACAGTTGGCACCACGTATTACGCGCAGTTCCGTTGCGACGACGGCAGCATCCCTGACATGGCGTGCACGCCGGCCGGCACGGAAACCAACACCTTCACCGTGGCAAGTCTGCCCGGACAGGTGAAGGTGGGCGACGTAGTGGCGCTGGGTTCGGCCATCAAGCAAACCCGCGACATGCTGGTCACGGCGATCACGCCAGGTCAAGACCTGATGGCCACCATCAAGCTGGTGGACTATGCGCCCGCGTTGTTCGACTACATCGACAACCCGCCCGATACCATCCTTAGCGAAGCCACCGGCCTGACCTACCTGGACCCGCCCGATCCGCCGCGCATCACCGTGATTTTGAGCGGGCAGGGTGGGTCGGCACCGGATGACGCGGGCGTCACCACGCCATCGGTGACGCTGGGCGTGGGTGCGGGCGGTGCCGCCGGTAGTTACGTCCGCCAGCCGCCATGGCGTGACACCAGGAGCATGCAGTAATGCCGTCCGTCGCCACTCAATACGAAATCCGCTGGCGCCTGGCCAGCAGTTCCGGCCCATGGTCCACCAAGATCGTGCCAGTAACGACGGAAGCGATCACCCTGGATGGCCTGGAACGCGGCAAGTCGTATGAAGGCGAGGCGCGGGCGCTGTCCGCCGCCGGCACACCCAGTGATTGGACCCCGGTCACCTTCACTGTGGCAGATCCGTCCATGGTGCCGCGTGCACCCACGGGGCTGTCGGCGCTGGCAGTGGCGGACGGCGTGTCGCTGAAGTGGACGGCGGACGCAGAACAACCGGCGGACGTTGAATACTGCATCGAGCGTGCGGCATCTTCGGGCGGCACCTACACCGAATTCACCCGCGTGCGGGCGATGCAGTACACGTACCCGCTGACGGATGCCACGGTGTGGTGGTTCCGCGTGCGTGCGGTGAAT